GTATAGATACTTCCAACGATAACCATCTCCAGTAGTGATGATAGAAGTAGACGTGCCTGTTGGCTCGACAGTTGATGGTTTGCCATTAGGATCAGAAGGAGAAGTGCCGTTGTAGATGCACTTGTAAACCTGATACTGAGAGTTTACGACGTAAAAGTCAGAGTCATATAGTTTAGTAGCACCAGAGGAAGCGGTCTTACTGGGAGAGTAATCATGACGATACATGTCATAGGTGAAACCCAAACCACCAGTAGTTTGCTCAGGAGAAACCCAATCAATTCTCCTTACAACTTGCACCGTATCAGCAGCCAGGACACGCTTCAATGAGATCATGTCATCATAAGATCCAGAAAACTCTAAGAAAGAGTCAACTGCTTGAGGGGGAGAATTTTCATCATCCCACGATTGTGGTCTGCCAATAAAAATATAAAGGCGATCTCTAGTTTCTCCTGCTGCATCATCGCTCTGAGTTGCAACTGGACCCTCTAGTGCCTTAATAAATTTTCTCGCAGAGAAAATCCTAAATTGATCAGTAAGTAACGCTGCCATTTGTTAGGGGGTGCTTGGGTTTTATCAGTCCTAATGTTTATTTATGAAGGTTATTCGGACCTAATAATTGTCGAATATTCAATTCTCTTGATTCTGTAAGATGCTCCAGCATTTCCATTAATCCTTTCACCACCAACAACTGCTTGAATTTCCGCTCCAGATCCTGTTGTATCCGAAGGGTCATTAGTTACAGTAACAGTTGGTTTGGAGTTATATGTTGGATCGACATATTGTCGGTATCCATATCCACCATTATTAACAGTAACCGATAATACTTGGTCGCCTGCCGTTGTCATAACTGCTGTTGCAGTTGCTAGAATGTCACCAGCATTTTCTACGGTAATAGTAGGTACAGCAGAATAATCGGATCCAGGATTCAGGACAATGTAGTCAACAATTGTGCTATCTTCAGAGAATTTATAAAGAAGTCCAGCAACACCAACATTAACATTGCCTGTATTATATGGAGTTATGTTATTGACGGTAAGTATTCCATTAGTGGGATCCCAGGAAACAACGGTTCCTGTAACACCAGAAATATCACCAGTAACAATTTCATTCACACTATAGTTTCCACCATTACTAAAGTTTCCATCCACATAAATTCTAACTAATGCTTCTTGAGGACGACCTTCAGATAATTGACCCGCTTCAACAATTGTTGCATATTTAAATGGTAGCGAGGCATCTTTAATACTATCGCCAACTTGGAATAGCGTGGTATTTTGTCCACCAACAGTTTCTTCGATACCATAAAGCGAACTGTAAATACCACCATCAAGATTAATCTGGTTTTCAAAATCTGTGCCTGTATTTACTAGATCGGGAATACCATCCCCAATAAATGTGCCAGGATTATCAGGATCTTCAACGTTTTGATCTTGGAATGCCGAATTATTTAATGTTGAAATTGGGTCGGTTAATAATGCAATAGATTCTGTATTTGACGGAAGAATTATATGTGGATCATACCCAGCAGCAGCACTAGTAGAAACACCAGCATCAAACTGGACGACAGCATCTTCTGTTGAAGGAATACCACCATCAATGAATGCCAATTCGTCAACTTCAAATGTGACAAGCAACTCTCGATTGTTTGGATTCCAATCATAGACCTTTGCAATTTTACTAGTTGCATTTTCAACTCTTCTAATTACTCGGTCACCTACACTAAAATTGTATAGAGAAATACCGTCTTGATCAACCTGAGAATCATCAAGGACTACACGTTGATCGTAATTGAAGTTAATACCTCTAGTGACACCAGTAAATCTTTCTCTACTCTTAGATGCGTATCTAATAATCTCATTATTAATCAATAATTCACCAGATCCAGGGAATGCATCGGTAGAATCAACGTAAATAGTATCTTCACTAGAATTCAAAGATTTTAAAAGACCAGTTAGATATGCAGGTCTTGAGTTATTTGCCTGTCTTGCATTGACTCTTCTCTTTAAATTAACCAGTTTGTTGAAGATAATGGTTGGGGGATTGACATAACCTCTACCTTCCTCAATAACATCAATACCAACGACTTCTCCCTGATCAATTCTCGCAACTGCCTTGGCACCAGATCCACCACCACCAGTTATTAAAATATATGGAGGAGTCTCATAGAATTCCCCAGGATTAACAACATCAATTCTAGTAATTCTACCACCAGTGTCAATTTCAGCAGCGCCTTTGGCACCCTGACCGTTACCACCACCTTCAAAAATTAGGGTTGGTGGTGTTGCAAAATCTCTACCAGCATTTAAGAGAGTTAGACCAGTAACCGTTTGTACGATAGGACTTACAATTGCTCCAGATCCTTCACCACCAAGAATCTTTGCTTGTGATTGACCAAAGTATCCATCACCAGTCTTGGTCATCTTCACATAGTTTACAGATCCATCTGCATTGAGAATTACTTCACCTTCTGCACCAGAGGGAAACTCTGTAGTTGAAGGTGGTAATTCATCGCCTTCAAAAACTGGAGTGCCGTAAAATTCAGGACCAATTACATATGGATAAACTGGATTGTTACTAGAATCCGTTGACATAAAGTATGCATATGTCCCATTTGGATATTCTGGAGTAACAGCAAACTTACCATTAAATGCATCAAGATCACCGACTTGATCATCGTAAATATAGTCTTGGATGAAATCTCCCAATAAATATCCATCTTGGACACTTCTAAATCCAAAATTAGTATCATTAAATGAGAAGATGTATAGCAGTCTTGGGGAATTAACTCTTGGTGTAATTCTGAGCTCCCGTTGAGATGCAATAGCAAATCCTTGTTGATATTGATTATATGTTACTTCAACACCATCTAAGTGATAAGTAACTCCTTCGGAATAGACAAACTCTGGCAATCCAACTGTGCCACCATGCCACCCATCTTCCGTCTCGCTGAAAAGAAGAATATCTGGCACATTTGAAGCATCATCTTGATTGAAAATATATGTCTTGCCTCTATCGAGATTTAAAAATGTAGTTTCAGATCCATTAATATAAAACTTATTATTAGATACAGTAACTGTATAATTTACGACACCAGGAGTTGTAACCTTAGGTCTAGTACCAACAATTTCATCACCGACTCTTAAACGGAATGATGATGAAAGTCTTGCTATAGATCCAGCGCCGTTATACCCATAAGGTCCGTAAATTGGATATCCATCATAAGACATTCCCAAAATCTTTGAATGTCCATTCGCATGGCGAGAATAGTCGATACTACTACCATCAGTGTAATAATCGGTAATGTAGTAATTGTTTGGAAGAGGATCGTTGTCAACAACGGTGCTCAATTCCATGTAACCTTCATAACCATTAGATCCAGACATGTATCTATGGTTTTTACAATAATAATAAATCCTGCGAGTCTCGCCAGGATTCATTATGAATAGTGGTTGATACTCGTTTTCATAATCTGCTGCGGGCGCAGGAGGATTTTGATTTGTATCAAGATACAACTGACCACCATTTAGCAAACCATCTGGTGTGGTGCTAAATTGCATTGGATGTCCAACATTTGATGGATCGGACTGATTCCAAATAATTAGATAATTTCTAGGTACACGAATATTCTGTGGGGAAAGATACCAAGTGTTTGGTTGGAAATTGCCAAATTCTGGTGCCTCTTCACGGAAATTTATATAGAAAATACCATTGGGGAATACTGTTGGTGCGGCACTGATTTTGAATGTAAATCCATTAGATCCTAAAATTACATCATCTTCAGCAAAAGTGCCTTGCACATTTCTCAGATAAATTGCGGTAATTAAGTTACCATTTCTAATTACCTTTGCAATTTCTGCGGTTTTATTACCAACAACACTAACTACATTTCTACCCTCTTCAATATTACCCTGAAGTTGGTTAATCTCGGATGGAATAACAAGTATGTTATCCAATTCTACTTTGATATCCCAAACAAAAGGTCTTAAAAATCCATTTTCAAATACAGCGTTTCGTTTAGCAAACTGCTCAATCAAACGAGAAGACTGATAATAATATATACCATTTTCTACAACCGCATCAAATTCATCATTTGACTTTACATAAGGATATTTTACAGTATCAATATTGAAGTTAATTGGTGCATTTCCATCCACACCCCATTCTGGTGTATGAAGAAGTCCACCATTTGCCATTATGCCAACAACCTTATCTAATTGAGAAGGTCTATTGTCTGTTGTCGGTACATCTTTACCTCCCCTGTAAATGAAGGATTGGTTAAAAGTCCTATCTTCTAAGTCACCACCCCCAGGTTGTCTTTCTCCAGGAATGTCTGCGGGTTTAGGATGATTGTCACTGACAATTGTTAATCTATCTGTTAGATTGCCACCAGAAACAGTAAATGCTACTTGTGTATTTGAATTTGGAGTTACTTGCCAAATTCTTTTGATGTCGAAAGAATCTACTACGTTTGGCGTTTCTTGTGTAGGTAAAATTGAGAGTCTTAAAGGATCATAACCCCTACCCTGCTCTAAAACTCTAACGTGAATAATCTGACCAGAGTCATCGTCAATGATCGGGTATAGCAATGCCTCTTCGACAGGAGTACCACATCCCGTCACGGTCAATCTTGGGGGGTCGGATGATGTATATCCAGATCCCCCTTCAATAACCTTTACTGCTCTTACACCATATACTTCGTTGAAGATTGGTTTGATTACAGCACCAGATCCAGGAATTTCTCTTGCCATTTATAAATTAACCTACAACTGTGATTGTGCCATTCATCAATGCGTGTTGGGTGCATTGATAATATAATGTGCTAGGAGCGTCCATAGGGACAGTCCAATATAAGACACTCTGACCACTTCCACTTTGTCCTGTAGTGTATGGTGTGCCAGACAAACCTTGAGTGGATTGAATTCTGAGTGGATGTGCTACGCCAAGGACGGAGTTATCAAAGGCATATGTAAATCCCCTATAGACATAAATCGTTGGATCTGCGACACTACCAGTAAATCCAGGACCACTAAAAGTGTAATCTGTGCTACCATTTGCACTGACTTCCCACCATGTAATAGGACTTCTAGTGACAACCCAATCAGTACCATTCCAATATAGAGAATCGCCTTGAGTAATACCAGCCAAATCGGTATCAGTCATGGCAGCAAATGTTGTGGGAATTGTGCCATTAAAATCAATAGTAACAGTATCACCACTAATACTTGTTACAATATTTGTACCACCAGCAATTGTTAAAGTATCTGTTTGACTATCGGCAGACGTAGTGCCAGTATCGCCAGAAACAGAAGCAAAAGTATTGATAGAAGATACGCCAGCAAGATCATCTCCAGGCACCCAATTTGTGCCGTTCCACTTTAATACTTGATTATTGGTTGGTAAATTTGTATTTAAATCAACATCACCTAATTGTCCGATGCTGGAATATTCTGTGAGAAGTTTTGCTCTCACATCACCAACGCCACCACTAGTAATATTGATGTTTACATATGGATTGTCATCACCATCTACAGTGAAGAAATATCCAGGATAAGTTGCAGCTGCAGGAACACTACCCAATGCAGTGTATTCATTCTTATAAGCGATCTTTGTGGGGAAATCAATTTCCCCAGTGGTGCCATCGAATGTATTTGTTACACTACCAGCAGAGAGTAAAACATCTCCTGTCCCATTGGGAGCAATAGTAATATTGCCATTCGACGAAGAAATAATAGAGTTATTATTAACATCTAGAGAAGATGTCAAGGTATTGTAGTCGGAAGCAACAAAAGAAGTCCCGTTAAATCTCAATACCTGATTGGTAGCAGCACTAGATGTGCTGATCTGCAACAAGCTACCATTCCCGATCGCGGAATAGATTTCATTGAAATTATCGTTAATTTTATCTCCACCGTTTCGCAGGGTATCCCCTGTGTTGTCATTAGGAAACGATCCAAGAGAGAGTAGTTGTTTTGCCATCTACCTAGAATTTTTAGTTATTTATGGGTTTACTATTGAATGATTTCTGGGTCAATAACCTCAGCGCCGTAGTCATCGAGATTGGGTGCAACCCAATCATCTTCAACGGTTGTTTCAACCGCGATTCTAGTTTCCTGATAACCGCTACCAGCACTAGAAACAACCACGCCACCAACACCAACTAGTGCCTTGATTTGAGCATCAAAACCAGAAATAGAGTCAATTCTAACATTTGGTCTAGACGTATATCCAGATCCAGGTGCGGTTACAAATACTCTATCCAGAAGACCCGAAGTCAAGACCGCAGATGCGTTAGCATCCTTACCAAAAACAGATCCAAGATAATCGAAAGTAATTAGAGAGTTGGAAGATTCAATAACAGCAACTTCACGATCTTCAGTCTCACCATCAATTTGGAGAAGGTCACCAGGCTCGATTGGTGGGACAACCTCAGCAGCATCAACGTCTGCTTCAGATCCAACGTAGGAGAATGCGACGAAGGTCGATCCCACACGAGGAATTTCAGAGAAGATAATTCTAGAACCAACAACTTCAAAACCAACGCCAGGTTCTTGAATAACGCCATTGAGCGAAACAATAATATTATTTTCGGGTCTGATTGTGGTGGACTGGACACCCTCCGTTAACGTCAGGGAGTAGAAGACACCATTACGCTTGAGGTTGAAGGACTGTCTTAACGAATCGAAGTCAAAAGAAATGTCATCCAACTGTCTCAGTTTACCAACATAGAATCCAGTGAATGCTGCGCCAAGCGAAGGAGGCTCAGTAAACTGAATCTGGTTAGAGAATGCTGTATATGCATTAGCAGCGCCAGGAGGTTGTAGGATACCGTTGACAAAGATCAACATATGACCCTCAGGATCGGGGAAGTATGGAGTGCCATTACCTGTGCTAAGGTCAAAGGTGGTTTGGACGCCATCGAAACCTCTAAAGGATCTCTTCACGCGAGCCTTCAATTCTTCTTGTGCAAATATAGATGCTTCATATCCATTAATTGACTTGATCGCATCTCTACGATTAATTACACCAGAAACTTCTGTTAAATACAATCTCTTGTAAATGCCAGCAGTTCTAATATCCTGAATTCTTGCACCACCAGCGCCTGCAATATCAATTTTTGCAGAAACACTTGCATAACCCTCAATAGTTGTGCCAATAGCATCGTATTGAGCAACAATATCGGAGTTGGTCATTGTGCCAGATATGATATTAATATAAAGGTAGTTGTTATTAGTATCAACCTCAATAATTGTTGCATATGTGTTAAGATCTTTAACACCATTAAGAACCTTGTAAAGACGTTGCCCTGCTGTAAATACTTGGAAGTTGCCAATATAGGAAATTGTTAGTCTGGTATAACCCAGGGAAGAAATTCTATTGCCAATCGCAGCATCAAGACCAGCATACTGAGCAACATCAATATAACTTACAGATTCTTCTGGATACACAACAGAAGTTGTCTCAAATGATCCCTCAAGAGTTTCAGTATCAACGGTAAGTCTACCACCAACATTTGAAGTTACTGCAGCAGTTGCTTTGATAAACTCAAGAGTTTGTCCTGTTTCTTCGGAGGTATATCCAAGCCAAGTGATATTTTCTTCAAAATCTCCAGTCAATGTAGTAATTTGAAGTCTATCTTCAATATTACCAATCTGAGCAGTTGTGCCATTGTCAGCACCAACAATTGTATCTAGGAGACCCCAAGTGCCGCCAGTAACTTCAACATCTAAGTATGAGAAGTTTTCATCCTCAAAGGATCCATAAACAACACCTGTTGTTGTAGGAGCACCTTGCTTCGATACAGTCTCACCCATTGTGAATGGACCATCAGTAATCTCACCTTCAATACGGAATCTCTTGAAGACTTTAGCGACCTTACCTTCATTTAAGGTAACATTATTAATCTCAGCAAAAGTATCGCTTCTAAGTGCATACAAGAAGTCAGACTGAATCAATCCACCACCAAGGGGCACAGGAATATTTCTAGTGCCATATGTTTTAGAAGGAACGCTAATACCAGAGATACTAGTGAGATTGGTGTAACTGGCATCATCTGCCAACTGATTTTTGATGATATCAATCAACTCTCGGAATACTACCTTAGAAGCATTTGCCGAATATTGAGCAGAAAGTGCAGAATTGGTATACGCAAATGCACCACCTTGAGTTGGATTTACCAGAGTTTCTGTCAGAGCATTGGTCATATACTGCTCCAGGGAGTCTAGAGCAAATGTCTTGATATTATACTCTTGATCAGAATAATAAGTATTACCACCTTGAGATGCATAAGGATCAAGAGGTCCTTGAGCCAACTTAGCACCCCAAAGAATCATACCACTATTGGAATTACCAGCATAGAAGAGAGATCCAAGATAGTTTCTTGTCCAAATTTCGGCGCGAAGGTTGCCAAATCCCTTACCAATTGTGATTGTGAAGTAAATTCTATACCAATCATTACCCGCAGGGATTGCACCAAAATCATCAACTTGAATTGCATAGCTGTTAAATACATTTCCAACGGTGCCATCCAGAAGATTGATGTCAAAGAATGCGGTATGAGTGAAGTAGTCAATATTGAATCCAAGACGAGCAAAGTTGTTGGTGCCATATCTCTTAATGAATACCGAGAATGTAAACTGTTGAGTGCCTTCAGCAGCACCAGTATCAAAGGTTTCAGTGCCATTATCAAATCTAGTAACACCAGAATCCCAGGTTTCAAATGCGGTTAGAGCATAATCTCTGTAAACAAGGTGTTGACCAAAATTGGTGAAGGAATAATATACCTCAGCATTTTGTAAACCGTCTGGAGAGAAGACATAGTTAGGAATATCACCAACTAAGTTTCTACTCCAGGAGAAATTAAGAGCTTCTGGATTAGTCCAGAGATTAGGACCAGCAATCTGACCTTCAATAGTGGAAGTGATATTTCTAGCAGTATTTAAAGTTTGAATATTGGCGATATCATTATAGTAATCAAATGTCGCACTAAGTCCACCAGCATTGGGACCATTATTCAAGAAATATGCTCCACCAGGATAAGTTACACTAGATCCAGTAATTCTAGCATTTGCTGTTGTCCAGGTGCCTGTAATATTCCCAATGATTATTTCTCTATATGGAACTGGATAACTACCAGTGTATGCTTCCAATACCAAACCAGTTGCTACTGGATTACCATTGACCGAGCAGGTAACAGTATCACCAACTTGGAATTCTCCATATCCAGACTGGACATAGTAATTAATTGCTTGTGCTGTAGTTAAAACATTATCACTAGAGGTATCAGTGATTGCGAGGTCATGGACAACATCATCAACAACAGTTTCAATAAAGTCATCATAAATCCAGCTTCCAGCACCCCACTGCTGATTGACTTGATATGAAATTTCATCAAGATAATACTGCTTGTTAAAGAGTGCCATTCTTCCAGAAGTCCTACCTTGGACATCCGAAGGAGTTAAGGTATCAATTATGAGATCCCAGAGGGTCTCATAAGCAGTGATTACATTTGCACAATCCGCATCAGTATACTGAGCATCGCCGTTGCTATCGGTAATGGTAAGGTCACGATAAGATTCTTCTTGTGTATATACAGGACTGTAATCGTCAGGTCCAAGAATTGCACCAGGATCGCTAACCAAAAGGTTATTGATTGCCTTTGTGCCAAGGAATTTGACTTGCTCGAATGCATAAATTGTTGCTAGAAGTTGATCTTCAACAAACTCAATTCCACCATTAGAGGTCACATAGTATTCAATTGCACGAATCATATTGCTGTTACCACCAGTCAGCAAGTCTGTGATAACACTGTCAAGGATTAGACCAATATCAACCTTGCAACGGTTTCTGCCATTTACACCGTCTGGATATGTAAATCCAGTTTGAGTTACACCAGCAAGGAAGAAACTAAAGTCATTATCAAGAATTCCAAGAGCTTCATCAGCAATGAAGTCTTTATTGAAGTAGAGAAGATCGCCAGCATCACGGAAACGATGTCCTGTGGGAGCGAGAGTATCGTTTGCAAGATCAATTAGTGTATCAATTGCGGTTTGGACATTTGCACAACCCCCTGGGTCATTTGTGATGCCCCAATCACTAATAATAATCTGATCCGTATTAGTTTCATCTAGATCGCCATTAATGGCTTGTTTCATGTAATAACCAAGTCTTGTATGTGCATACAGAGACTGGAGAAGTTGCAGTCTGATGTGTTGAATCTCATCATTAGCACCAAGATAACTCTTGATTGCTGTAATTGTAAAATAATTACCACCAAACTCAATATCTTTTGCAAGATTGTCAAGAATTAGACCAAGGTCAGTTTTACATCTTTGTGTGCCAGATCCAGGGTTTTCGCCGTTTCTTGGCATATCCGTAGCAAGAGATGGATATCTCTGAAGCAGATCATATGCTGCTTTATCTACAATTGCGCCTCTATTAAGACGAATTAGATTTGCTGCATCAAAGAATCTATTTCTAGAAGAAGAATCAATTCTATTGGTATAGATAACATCATTAGGATTATCAACCTCAGTGATATCAAAGGGAATGCTATAGTATGCGTCAGCAGTACCGCCAAGGAATTCATATGCAGGAGTTACTCTGGTAATCGTAGCGAGGTGATCAACTGGGGTCAATTGATTTGCTTCTGTGAGCGTATCGGTAAGAATATCGATTAGGTTATCAATAGTCTGTTGGACATCTGCACAATCACCAGTGGTGTATGCACCATTGGAATCATCTCCAGAGTCAGTAATTGTATTATCAACTGTTTGAGTCAAACCATGAGATCCAGTTACTGTGACTGTCTGGTTATTGATAACAAGTTTAGCAAGATCTGCCAACTTATTATATGCCCAGATTGTTTCATCAATTTCAGTCTCAACATGACTGATTGTGATTGGATTCACAGTTCTATCAACATAGAGTGCTGCAGCATCCCACATATGGACGTTGGTGCCATTTCTAAGATCTTCCGCCAACTCTTCAATAACATCTCTGACATCATCAACACAATTAACATTGCCGCCAGGGATTGTCAAACCAGGATACTGGGTTACGAGTTGTGCAACAACTTCTTCAGCAAGGAAGTTTTTATTTGCCAGAAGCAGATTAGAAGCATCCACATAACGGAAAGATTTACCAGCGAATCCTGCAGGGACACTGCCAGAGTTTGCAAGTGTGGTAGCGAGAATCGCATCATTCATGAATTCATCGCCATTATTCCAAACAGCACTACCAGACCAATCTTCAGTATAAGTCTGACCATCTACACCATCAAAGTGTAGGAGAAGTTTGGTATTGTTATCTCCTTGGAATAAACCATTTAGAGGCGTAAATGCTGTGGTGTAGCGACCAGAAGAAGAAACCCTAAATTCATCAATATGTCCAGAGAAAGGATTAGAACCAGCGAAGTTTGCTCCAATAAAGAGACGTTTTGTAGCACCAAGATCTGTTGTATTTGTGGTGCTATCAACTTGCACACCATCAATAAACAGCTTCAAGGAAGTTGCATTTCTAGAGATAGCAACATGATACCAAGTATTAGCACCAAGAGTGCCACCAGTGAGAATATCACTTCCGCCCTGAGCGTAACGTAACTCTTGAGTGGCAATATAAAGTCTACCAGCATTTGCATCACCACCACCATCTCTCATATCAAAGATATGTCTATCACCAGCAGAAACATCATCTGGGCGAATCCATGCCTCAATAGTGAAATCTGCGGTGCCAAAACCAAATTCGGTAGAAGTTGGAATGGAAAGATAATCAGTAGTAGCATCATCCAACAGAAGGGATGCACTACCCCATCGCTTAATCGCAGTATCTAATTGAGCACTGTTGTTAAAGGTTGCCTCATGGTAGTCCTGACCAGTGCTTTGAGATCTACCTTGCTTACCCAAGTAAACGGTTTTTCTTGCCTGGCTATAACCAACAACCTCTGCCTTACTGGTTTCGGATCTAATGACCTGACCAGAATTAAAGAATCCAGATCCAACAGGATTTTTAAATGTTAGTTTATTGACACCTGCGGGTTGCGAAACAAAGAAATCATTATTCGATGTGCCAGTTTCAATCTTATAGTTTCTAATATACTCACCCTCGGTCAAAGGACCAGAGATATTTGCTGTCTTTAGAGTATAATTTGCAATAATCTCGTTTGGAGGGAAAGTTTGATTGACCGCAGTGGCATTATCATCAAAATCAACAATAGATACTTGAGATTCAGACAAATTATCCAAAATAATATTTGGATATGTCGTAGACTGAATTCTATTAAATAAGAATCCAAAGAAGGACGATCCATCAGAAATGTCAACCTGGGGAATGAATTCTAGAGTTGTTGGATCTTGATACGCCTGGGTCGAAGTTACCCTAGAAACAACACCAGACCCAGCAGCAATGATGACATCATTTAACTGAATATCAAACAAACCTGGAGTAGATTGATATGTGCCAGTTGTCTTGCTAAGAATAAGACGGTTTGTAATCTCAATGCTTGTGCCGTAGATGGGCAGATTTTCTAAGTGAGCAACAGCTGTTGTGCCAAGTTGACCTCTACTCAAAGTAAGTGTTGTGGAGTTGTTATTGTTAGTAATATCAACAATGGTAACAATCTCAGATGCAAACTGATAATTTTGACCAATCACAAATACTCCAGATTCAATAGGAGCGGGATCACCACTAGAAGGCACAACTTCAACGTTGAGCGTAGAAGCACCAATACTATATCTCAGTTTTGCAAGAGGAGTTTCCTGACCTTTAGCAAGGTTAATTTCTTCAACCTTTGCAGTATCACCATCAAAGTTACGAATAGTTTCACCAAAGAGATACAATCCATTATTAACCACTGGAGTAATAGTATCAACTTGCGAAGAGAAACCAGTTAGATTTACGCTAACGCTTTCATTTGTAAGGAATACTCCTTCAGTAATAAAACCAATAATATCGCCACCATCGACAGATGTAACTGTCATTCTGGCACCAGATGTAATACCTAAAAGTGTATTGCCAGCGGAAGGATAAATTCCACTATATTGCACAGAACCATCTGGATTTGTGGGGAATGACATCCTTACGGTATCAATCTGCTCAACAGTAACAATTACATATTTGACGCTTGCAGGTGGTGCAGGAGGCTCATTGAAAACGATAGAATCACCTTCAACTGTAAAAGATGTGTTTGGTGTTTGTGCAATACCATTCAAAACAATCATAAGTTGATTAGCATTTGCAATAACATTATCGCCATTAATAGTTAATGGGAATGCAATTCTAACGCCATCAAACAGACTGGAAATATCGTCAAGTCTCTGAACAACGGAGGTTAAAATATTTTCTGAAGAGGTCAGTCTCTTTTGTCTGAATAAAACTTCAGTATTATTGAATTCTTGATAAATTGGCTCAACTAAAGAGAAGTTTTGAATATTTGGGACAACTGCTTCTCTTGCTAATTGGACCGACTTAGTTAATTCAAATGCAGTTTCTTTATTTGGAATAATACCAGATTCGGAAACATTTAACTGACCAAATACCTTGAATGCTGCTGGGTGGACATTCTTGATAACAATATCCTTCCACTCACTAATAGATACGGAAGAGTCGATAGCATAAGAGAAGTCCTGATAGTAGTAAGAGTCTTGGATCTTCTGAATAATTTCAGAGGGTTTACCAACATCATCAATAAATTCACCAGTAGTTCTGGTAATTGCACCAATTTCAAGGACTCCCTTAGCAATGTTAAGATCACTAATAATACCAGAGGACTTGGAAATAACACCAGTAATTCTCTCACCTTCAAAGAAATCACCATCATAATCAACAATCTTTAAAACTCTTGGACCAACTTGCCAACCACTGTTTGTGGAGACATAACCAGTTGCAGTTGCAGTTTCAAAAGTAGCACCCTGATAAACCAATTCGCCCTCTAAGAAAGTAGAAGTAATAACATTTGCTTCAGCAGTTGCACCAAAAGATTCCGTCAAGACCTGCTGCCTACCAGTACCAGCATTAGCGAAGGAGATTGCATCTCCCAACTCTGCGTTTGTTGGAGTAATTGCCAATCTTAGTTGATCATCTTCTAGAGATTGTGCAGCACCAGCAATCGCATAGTAAGTAGTATTCCCATTCAATCTACCAAGAGCGCCAGATGCCAATGGGAATTCAGCGCCGTCACCAGTATCAGTAACGCTTAAAGTTACCTCAGATCCATTTTGAATACCGTGAGGGAAAGCAAACTGTAGAAGACCCAAATCCAAGTTAATAACATAACTAAAGGAAGATCTCAAACTTACAGTTGGTGTAGAAGAATATCCAGCACCAGGATCTTTAACAATAATTTGATCAAGTCTACCATTCTTGATGGTTGCTTCAGCAATAGCACCAGATCCACCACCACCAGTGATAATAACCGCAGGTGCTTGAGAATAACCAGATCCAGGATCAGTTACTGTAATATTGGAAAGGATGCTAGTAGATGTTAATTGAGCATTGATTGGGAAAGTGATCTCAGGACGTAGTGTGTAGTCATGAGTGTAATCATAACCAAAGTTGTTATTCTTGAGTTTTTTAATTTTACCAACGTTAGTGCCTTTAGTAAAGATGGATGCACCTGTGCCAAAAGGAGGAATAACTACCTCAAGGTCAGCACCCGATCCAGTCAAACCCGCACCAAGAATACCGCTGATAGATTCAACATCGATGTATGCTGTAGTATATCCCTTACCTGCAGAGGTTACTGTTACGGAAATAATCTGACCTGGGACGAGGTTGCCCTCTTCATCAGTGGTATCATCAACAACAATGGAGACAAATCCACCTTCACCATCGCCTTGGATGGGCACACTATCATATCTACCAATAGCATATTCTGTGCCAGGATCATTAATTTGAATTCTCTCAATCTTTCTGTTAGAAATAATTCCAGAAACAACTGGAAGTTTTGTATAGAATCCACCAGGGTTAACGATACGAATATCTGAGATAGATCCAACTGCTTTCTCAGAGCTAGTTGAATACGATGCTCGTGTGATATCAGCAGCACCTTCTGGCTCATTAACCAATTGGAATCTCATGGTGTTATCACCTGTAGTGATTGTGCCACCAGAGGTAGATGTAATTTCAAAGGTGCCGAGATATGGAGAATCAACAACGTCAAGATATGCACCCTCGGTTACAGGAGATTCTTCTCCAGTCCTAGAAGGATCAAAGTAGTAGGAAATATTTGTAAGAATTCCTCTATCGACTTTCAGTTTGACGGTGGGAATTTGAGATCCAGCGATAATACCAGGAGTGCCAACCCTTTCAATCGAGTTGAAAGAATACTCTAGTTTATACAAACTATCCTTAGAGAAGGACAGATTGCTATTGAGCATTGTAGAGTGACTTAAATCAAAGATATATTGATGATCATAATACATCTTCAGAGTTGGAGACTTAACAAAAATACTGACATTTGCTGCATCTGTTGCAGGGAGACCAACAGCGGCATTTGGAAGTTTATATGTAAATTCTTTAATACTGATTACTTTCTCAACATCGAAAGCACCATTATATTCATCATAGACAACACCATTGACTTCAGTTGTTGGATTGCCGTCAATATAAACGATTTCGCCATCTCTCAAGTAATGAGTATCTTCCGTTACAACGTAAACAAGGTCGCTATTAGTAACATTTGTTACTTGAAGAATCTTAGTTAAATTGGTGATCAGAGTAATCTTTAATACACCAGTAAGATTTTGAATCTGAATTGTGCTATATCCAGCATTATAAGTAACATCACCAGAGGTAACACTTACAACAGATCCAGGAATATATGGCGATCCGCCAGAAACTTCCTCAATATAGATGCTATAGTCGTTAATATCATAAGACTTAAAGACTGCAAAACTATCGAGGTTACCTGTGCCAGCGGTATATGATCCATCAACATTGTAATCATTCAAATCAATGTTGAATGTGCCAGGAGTTGTATTATTAACTTGAATGAAACTATAAGATTTAATTTCATTTACATCGTTAGGAATAGGTCCTCTAATTCCATAAGTCTCTTGCTCATCAAATCTTTCGGTAGAGAGTCTTCCCGTTGTTACATCATTAGACCACTCATTATTGTTTACAGCAACAAAGATTTTATTAGTATCCTCATTAGTATCAACAATATAACCACTATTAATGAATGATCCACCAGCACCATTCAACACAAGTTTTGCACCAACCGTAAAGTTAAAATCTTGGTTGATAGTCAATTCTTGGACGTTATCAATCTTGATGGTATCAGTAACTTTGAAGTAGTATCTATCACGAGCAATTGCATCTGCCTTAACCTTCTGAGATCCAGGAGAGGGTACAGTTGCTGTGCGAGAAGACCAAATATCTCTAGAATTAGTCAGAGTAATAGTATTCTGAGAATATGTAATCGCTGCATCATTAAAGTCCAGTGTCTGATAACCAGCAGACCCAAGTGCATAACCAGTATTGCTCATCGTTAAAGCAACTGGAATTACTGCTGCAATATTTGATCTAGAAAGTTTTAATTCAGTGTTAGTTTGAATTCCAAGATCTCCAAGTCTTTCTACATCAGAGTCTTTATCGGTCTTGAGACCAAAACCAACATAATCAATATAGTCATACTTAATAAGATAATCGGTAAACCACTGATCATCAGTCCAATCATATGCAAATGCAAATGCTCCGTTAGTGGGGAATGCACTAATATCAGATGGTGTTGTTGGAGTAATAGATCTGTTTTTAACTCTGACATAATCCAACCAGAATTGACCTTGATATGACTGACTAAAGTCAGTAGCACCTGCACCCCAACCAATTTGATTGCCAAACCACAAATCTTTACCACCAAGAGCAGTATTAGTAACACTACCAGTCATCACCTGAATGCCATTCACATAAACAGTGAATGTATTACCACTCTTTGTGGCACTAATAAACTGCCAGGTATTATCTGCATACAGAGTTACTTGAGAAGAGGAAAGACCTGATCCAGCAGAATTGAGTGCAGTAGCCTGATTACTGATAACGAGCTGTAACTCGCCACTAACCATATCATATCCCAACCAAAGACCACCAGTAGCATCTTGAGCACCACCGATACCAAAGAGAGTTTGGACACTCTGGGAAAGTGTTTGGCTACTAGCAGAATCTTTATATACAAAGAATTCTACAGTCCAATCACCAGCAAACTTTTGTCCCAATGTTGCAGCAGGGATCTTCAAATATGCATTTTCCCAAGTGCTGCTTTGTCCCGTCTGATAACCAAAGATTTTTGCAGCACCAGAATCAACAAGGAAAGATCCACCAGTGCCAAACCCAACAGGAGTGTGATGACCCGTAGTATCTGTTTCATCAGTATCAAAAGGAATGATTAATTCATTTCTATTCCACTTTGTCTGACCTACCATATGGACATCGCCAGAAACATCAACCGCAATAGCATTAACTTGCAGACCCTCAATATTATTTTCTTTAGTGCCATCAATTGCAAATTTATTGGAGGTGTGCTTAATTACATCGCCATTATATTTAATTTTTGCATTAGAAACAAAAACTTCACCTGTTGTGGTATTGGTTTCGGTATATGCAATATTAACATTGCCAAAAATATCAACCACATTATTGGCAATTCTAATGTTGGGAGATGGTGTTAGGTAACGATAATTCCAAATAAAGTTGCCGCTTGCATTAACCTTACCAACCCAGAAACTATCTGTAATTACATCACCAGCTTTATCTCTTAAAGATGCGCTGATATACATTTCTCCAAACTCATCAGAAGATACTGAAGTGTCTAAGAAAGAATATGCTGCATTAGAATATTCTCTAATCCAATCAACTGTGATTAAAGATGTGGATACAGTTACTTTTCCAAGACCAACATTGATATCCGCCGCATTTGCAGTTGCTGCCGTTTCAAGAGTAAAGAAAATACCAGACTCACTTACAATAAGTGAAGTGATCTTCTCGGATCTAGTTTCCGACGCTAACTTTCTCTTCGACACAAAAGATCCAGCAGTATCAAGTACTGCAAGGAATGCATCATATGGAGCACCAGAGTTAGTATTTGTATACCCACCAATAAGCACTCTAGTGTTGCTGATAGGAGCAATAGAAGTTACAACATCCTGTCTGGTAGATCCAGAAATACCTGCATATGCTCTTTGGAAGTTGAGAGTTGCATTCAAACCATTTGCATTTTGCGTGTAGTTTGCAACAATAACATCTGGATTATATGCATCCAATACAGAAATATTTGGTCTGCTGTTACCAACAACCCAAACATCATTTCCATTGACATATAATTTATCAAACTCAGTATATTTTGTGCCTGCTGGAGCAGTTGCTTCTAAAGTTTTGTGCCACTCGATAGATCCTGTGGCGGAAAGTTTTGCTACAAATGCAACCGTATCACCAGAAGAATCTAGAGATTTACCACAAACAAATACTTCTTTAGAAGTATTGACTACAATATCATTAATACTGACATAGTTATTATTTTCAAGAAGAGCAGCATAGTAATCAGCTTTCTTGAAAATTTGTGGGTGACTTAGAATTAGTCTTGGATTGCTGGTGTATCCATATCCAGAATTGATAATGTTGAATTCTGAAATAGATCCGACACTGGTAACTACTGCTTCAACCTCGCCAGATTTTCCATTTCCATCAACAGTAATTGTAGGAGGAATATCAGTATTATAACCACTACCAGTTTGAGTTACTTTAATTTCTTCGATTCCCCTATACTGACGAACCTTGAAGGTTTTATTTGTGTCATTCATTACAGGAGTATAGTCAACAAAGACTGTATCTCCACCGATTAGATTGTGAGCAACATCTGTGGTTAAAACACCATAATTAATACCTTCGATTGTTTCATAATTATAGTTGGTGATTTTCTCACCTTTAATTCTAGAAACTCGTGCAGAAACACCAGTGCCATCCGTATTTGTATTATCAAATACCAGTCTGTCATTTACCTGATAATTTTCACCAGCATTTTCGATTGTGAATCCAGTTACCGAGGCATCTTCAAATTTAGATGTAGTTTCAACTTCAATATCAACTTTAGAGTCTACTTTAACTTTAGGGAAGTAATCATAAAGTTGTAGTGGTGCTTCTTCAAAAATTTGATCTGGATCATCGATTTCATCTTGAGTAATCACACCATCCCTATTTTCGTCTTCAACGTCAAACGTTAAAAAGTCACCATTTTCTAGTGTTAAAGCGTTTGTAGAAGCGTTTGGAGTCCTCTCAACGTCAATATCAACGTTTTCATAAGGATCTCTATAGCGAACAACACCAGTTGGGATATTCTGTTGAACTGCAGCAGAATTAAGATTCCAAATATCTACAACAGAGTTATAACTAGGACCAAGAATGTATGGGAATACTGCATTACCCTCATCAGAAGCGTCAATAGTGACAAAGTAGCAATATCTACCCTCTGGATATTCGGGTGTTTTGCAGAATCTACCATTATATTGGTCGAGATCTCCACTATCAAAGACATATTCATAGTCTTCAATAAATGTGCCTGCAGGATCCGTATTTAGACTTGGACCATCAACTCTAGCAGGAGCAATATTA